TCGTTCATGCTGACATTGGATACGTTGGTAAGTCGGCTAATGTCGAAGGTCGTGTTTGGAATGTTGGTGCTGGTACGAGAGGCGTTTCTAGTGCCAATCACTCATGCGGTAAGTGGCTTAACTCTAATGGATACTCCGCCGATGAGGTTTTCTACCGCATCTTGTTCATTCCTCGTGAAGATATTACCAAGGCAGAAAGCGCCATTCACGATAAGATGAATAAGCTCCATGGCTACAGATTCAAGTGGATTGAATCTGGCGAAAACAAACTTGGACGCGACTTCATGCTTCGAGAACAGATTAACGAGCTTTCAATCGTTTCTATTGTTGAAGACGTTATCCCTTCGCTCGAGCGCAAGATTGGTCGTGAGATGTTGATCGCCATGATCAACAAGGAAATCGTTGTCAAGGCTGTAAAGGACTAAGATTATGAACTACGGTGTGAAAGGTAGCAACAGTAAAGATGGTCGTTATGAAAAGGAACTCATATGCGATAATCCTCTTGCCATCGCGATGTATGGTGTAGCCACAGAAGTCGAGTATCCATATCCCCTGTTCGACGTTCAGACATGGGGAAAGAAAAAGTTTTGGCAAACCCGTGACGTTAAAGCTGCATGGCTTTATGACAGAATCACAGGGAGTCGTAAAACTGGTATCGGGAACAGAGCCGATAATCCAGAACTCTATCATCGTGGTAAGCTCTCTCATGAAAACATGAAAGACAAACTAGTCGATGAATGTCCTTTGTGTAACGTGAAGATGAACTACGGAAGAGGGTATAACAAAACACACAATGAAGTTCGTGGAATTGTGTGTCGTCCTTCTATCGATCGTATAGATAGTAATAAGGGATATGAACCAGACAATGTTTGGGTGATCTGTTTCGATTGCAACACTGAAAAGCGGTGAAATGAGTAATCCTTTTGTCTATGTAGATAGCGTGAGTTATAGCAAGAAAAACTTGATGCGTGGGACGGCGAACGACGAGCTAGCAGAAAAGGGCTATAAACCGTTTCTGACCAATCGTTCGCTGTCCTATCATCAGGACTCCATCCTTTTTGCCAATGAAATGAATATCCGTCCTACTGCTGAGAATAAGTGGCAGTATGAGTATTTACTAAATACTCTGCGGAAGCGGAAACGGTATTCTAAGTGGAAAAAACAAGACCCCGACGCGACCGTTGAAATGATCATGGAGTATTTCGGCTATGGTCGCTCGAAGGCTGAGGACGCTCTCAGGGTTTTGACCGATGATCAGCTTGCCATGATCGAGGTAGCACTCGACAAAGGTGGAAAAGGATGAACGCATCGGTTGAAAGTATGGTGGAAGTGAAGCTACGTTCCGCCGAAGATTTCCTAAAGATTCGCGAAACATTAACTCGTATCGGGGTCGCATCGCGCCGCGATAAGGTACTGTTTCAGTCATGTCATATCCTGCATAAGCAGGGTAGATACTATATCGTGCATTTCAAAGAGCTGTTTGCGCTCGACGGTAAGCCCACGAACTTTTCAGACGAAGATAAGGCAAGGCGTAATACGATTGCTAATCTTCTGGCTGAGTGGGATCTTATTGACATCGTCGATCTCGAGCGCACGAAGGAGCCGGTTGCGCCGCTGAATCAGATTAAGATTCTGGCGCATAAGGAAAAGAATGAGTGGAAACTAGAAGCCAAGTATAACATCGGTAAAAAACGATCTGAAGCTTGACATTTTATGTTGCACCGCTTATATATACTCATGTGACGCCGTAAGGGTCACGAAACTCAACCTTGCCTAACAGGAGGTAACACTATGAACGACTACGCACAATATACCAAGATCCCATCACAATTTGCTTCTTTTGATCCGTTCTCTGTTGGTTTCGACAAGAGCTTCAAGCTGCTTGCTGATCAACTGGAATCAATTGGTAAGAACGTTCCAGGCTATCCGCCTTACAATATCAAGAAGACAGCGGAAGACAAGTATGTCATCGAGCTTGCAGTCGCAGGCTTTGCTAAGACTGATCTTGAAATCACGCTCGATGGTGGTAAGCTGACTATCGCTGGTAAGACCAAGGATAGCTCTGATCTTGATAACGCCAATGCGTATTACTTCTACAAAGGTATCGCAGAACGCGCATTCACTCGCACGTTCACACTTGCTGATTCTGTAGAAATCAAGAACGCAGAAATGGTTAACGGCATTCTTAAGGTATGGCTCGAGAACTTTATCCCTGAGCACAAGAAGCCTAAGAAGATCGACATCAAAGACTAATCAATTGATTATCAACTAGATTATGCGCTGGGCAGTTAACTCTGCCCAGCTATTTTCATTTAAGGAGACGCACATGATCGCCTGGATCAAAAAGACATACAGATACTATAATACAATCGTCGAACTTTCTCGTCTGTCAGACAAAGAGCTTTATGATCTCGGACTGACACGTTACGAAATCGGACAAGTAGCCCTCAAAGAATATTGGAGATCAAATGGCCTCGCTAGTCAGTCTTTTCGTTGAGTTTAAGTCTCTGCTCCGCACGATGATGAAAAATAGGTTCTACGGCTAAATAGCTTCCGAAAGGAGGCGCTCATGGCATTAGTAACTTTTGAGCAATTAAACGAGTTCTTTGAAGACACAGACGAAAACATCATCGAACCGTTTGTGGAACCCCTGAATGAAGTGATGGAGTTCTACGAGATTAATACGCCACAACGTATTTCTATGTTCCTCGCTCAAGTTGGTCATGAATCAGGTGGATTAAGAGCAAGAAAAGAAAATCTAAACTACAGAGCAGAAACGCTCTTGAAGGTGTTCCCTAAGTATTTCCGTGGAAAGAATCCGAACGAGTATGCAAAGAATCCACAAAAGATCGCAAATCTCGTCTACGCAAATAGAATGGGTAACGGTTCTGTTGAGTCTGGTGATGGCTATCGCTACTGCGGTCGCGGTCTTATCCAGCTAACGGGTAAGAGCAACTATCAAGCATTCGCTTCTGATATGAACATGGATCTTGCTGAAGCGACTGAATGGTTGGAAAACGAAGAGGGTGCTGCTTGGTCAGCTGGTTGGTTCTGGGATTCCCGCGAACTTAATCAGTGGGCTGACAAAGGTGACATCCTTACAGTTACCAAGAAGATCAACGGTGGAACAATCGGTCTTGAAGATCGTAAGCATCATTATGAAGCAGCCTTAGAAATCTTTGGAGGTTAATGATGCCTAAGTTCGGATTACCAGATGAAGAACCAGTAGCAACAAAGCCAGCGATGGATATGCTACCACCAGCAACGAAAGGCGCAGGTGCTTCGATTCAAACCAATTACGTTGATAATGCACCAATGGGTCGAACCGCAATAGGTTATGTACCACCTGCTGCTCCACAACTTTCAGAAGCAGCTCAGCTCGCTAAGATTGAACTTGAGAAAAAGCAGTGGGAAGCAGAGAACGCAAAGCAGAACGAAGACTGGATGGTCAAGAAGTGGCGTCCCGCAATGGGATGGTGCTATATGGTTATCTGCGTTCTCGATATGGCTATTTTCCCTGTTCTATGGTCTATCGTTCAGGTGATGACTAAGTCACCTCTAACACAATGGAATCCTCTGACGCTGCAGGGCGCTGGTCTATTCCATCTCGCAATGGGTGCCGTCCTTGGTATCGCCGCATGGTCCCGCGGTCAAGAAAAGATCCAAGGTGTAACAAAGTAAGGATGATTGATATGGATAATGCACAACCTACAGCTACAATCATGATGCTCCGTCTTATTAACGGCGATGAGATTGTAGGAAAGGTAAGTATCGTGAACAACTTAATCAAGGTTGCGAAACCTGCTGCTGTCATGATTCAAGGTGGCGCAGCAGGCAAAGCACAGATGGCTCTCGTCGATTACATTCCTATGGCAAAGAACAAGGATATTCTACTCGACTCGCGCAATGTGCTTTTCACATATGAGCCTGACGATCAGATCGAATCTGCTTATCAGCAGAATTTTGGTTCAATGCTTGTATTACCTAAGAAAGGGATCTTGACAGCTGTATCATAATATGGTACTATAAGCTATGTCAAAGTTTTACACGAACGCTCTCGAATACGGTAACAACATTCTCGTTCGCGGTTACGACCGCGGACGTCCTTTCAACGAAAAGATTCCTTATCAGCCCACGCTGTTTGTTCCATCAAAGCGCCCCGACGCTGCGTGGAAAGACATCCGTGGGCTTTCGCTTGATCCTATGCATTTCGATTCTATGCGAGATGCAAAGGACTTCATCAAGCGATACGAAGACGTGAGCAACTTCAAGCTCTATGGTATGCCACGTTTCATGTATGCTTATCTCAACGACGAGTATCCAAACGAAATTGCTTACGATCGTGAGCTAATCAATGTAGCCTACATCGACATCGAAGTGAGTTCTGAGAATGGATTCCCTACAGTAGAACGTGCATCAGATACTGTTACAGCTATCACGCTCAAGAAAGATGGTATCTTTCATGTTTGGGCTTACGGTGAGTTTACAACTGATCGCGAAGACGTTCGCTACTACCAATGCAACAACGAAAAGGAACTGTTTATCAAGTTCCTGAGCGAGTGGAGTAACGAGTATCCAGACATTGTGACTGGATGGAATATCACGTTCTTCGATATTCCATATCTTGTGCGTCGTATGAGTACTGTGCTTGGTGAAAGTGAAGCCAAGCGTTTTTCGCCTTGGAAACTCATCAAAGAACGTCGCGTGCGCACGAAGTTCAAGGAAGAAACAGTCTACAACATCTGTGGTGTTGCCAGTCTCGACTATCTGGAAATGTATCAGAAGTTCACTTATACTCAGCAGGAAACTTACAAACTAGATCATATCGGTTTCGTTGAGTTGGGTGAGCGTAAGTTGGATTATAGCGAGTACGAAACGCTGCATGAGTTTTATATGAATGACTTCCAGCGATTCATCGAGTATAACATTCGAGACGTTGAGCTCGTTGAGAAACTCGACGACAAGATGAAGCTGATCGACATGGCTCTCGCACTCGCGTACGACGCCAAAGTTACCCTGATGGATGTGTTTACTCAAGTTCGTATGTGGGACGTGATCATTCACAATCATCTTCACAAACAAAAGATCGCAGTTCCTATCGAAGGCGGTGGTGCCAAAGATGAAGCATACATCGGCGCTCACGTTAAAGAACCAAAGCCTGGAGGATATGACTGGGTCATGTCGTTCGACTTGAACTCGCTATATCCGCATCTTATCATGCAGTATAACATCAGTCCCGAAACTCTTTTGCGTGACAACCGAGGCGGAACAGTTAAGATTGACGTGACTGTAGATGAACTCCTTGAAGGCTACACTCCAGATGTTCCTGATGGATATGGACTAGCCGCGAATGGCTGTTTCTTTGATAAGTCTCGTCAGGGATTCCTTCCTGAGATCATGGAACGTATGTATAATGATCGTGTCGTTTACAAAGACAAGATGATCGCTGCGCAAAAGGAGTATGAAAAGAGTAAGTCGAAGCAAGCATCTAAGGATATCTCTCGATACAAGAATATGCAGCTCGCTAAGAAAGTTCAGTTGAACTCAGCTTACGGTGCAATCGGTAATCCTCACTTCCGTTTCTTCGATATCAATCAAGCAACTGCTATTACTCTCGGTGGTCAGCTCTCTATTCGTTGGGCTGAAAACGAGATGAATAAGTATTTGAATGGATTGCTAAAGACAAAGGATTATGATTATGTCATTGCTTCGGATACGGATTCGTTGTACATCTGCTTTGATAAACTGGTACGTCAAGTGTTTGAGATACGAGGAAATCAGCATCGTTATACTGAAGATGAGAAGCAGAAGATCGTTAACTTTCTGGACAAGGTGGCTAGCCAGAAGATTGAACCTGTTATTGATCGCATTTATCAGGATCTTGCTGATCGGATGGAGGCATTCCAGCAAAAGATGAACATGAAGCGAGAAGTTATCGCTGATCGTGGTATCTGGACTGCGAAGAAACGATATATCCTCAATGTTCATGACTCTGAAGGTGTTCGCTACGCGAAGCCAAAGTTAAAGATTATGGGTATCGAAGCAGTTAAGTCTTCGACTCCAGCTGTGTGTCGTCAGGCTATTATTGATGCTGTGAACATCATCATGAGTAAGCCAGAAGAAGAGCTGCATAAGTTCATTGCTGACTTCAAAGCCAAGTTCTATAAGCTATCGTTCGAAGAAGTTGCGTTTCCTCGTTCTGTTCAGGATCTAACTAAATATGAACGCGAAACAAAGAGCATCCCGATTCATGTTCGTGGCGCTCTGTCATACAATAACAAGATTAAGCAACTCAAGCTCCAAAAGAAGTATGAGCTTATCAAGGATGGTGAGAAGATTAGATTCTCCTATCTAAAGATGCCTAATCCGCTTCATGATAATGTGATCTGTGCGTTCTCAGCTTTGCCTGCTGAGTTTAGACTAGATGATTATATCGACTATGATGTGCAGTTCGAGAAAGCGTTCATGGCTCCGCTAAACGCTATCCTTGAAACGATTAACTGGCACGCTGAAAAGCAAAGCAATCTAGAGGATTTTTTCGCATGACTATTAAGATTCCGCAAGAGTATGTTGGTTATGACTTTGGTTTCACTGGAGTCGATGAGTCTGAGATCAAGCAAGATGTCGTTGATGCGCTTAACGAAAAGCATCAAGCTCTAACGGAAAAAGAACAAGAACTGGCTGAAAAGATTAAGACTCTAGAAGCTATCATTGTTCCGCTGTTGAACAATCTAATCAAAACGGCAGATAAGGCTTACATCCACTGGCCTAATCGTAAAGATAAGTGTCAGGAGATGTTGGAAAAAGTATTGAAAACGACAAGAGGGTTGTAATGAGCAATAAGATGTTGCAGCTTGATCCGCCTATTCCGTTGGATACACCAAAGGGAAAAGCGTTAGCACATTTCTTGGTTGACTATGGAACAGAGCATCACTGGCTTTGGGTTTGCTTTCAGGATGATACGGGTGAGTGCTGGACTTGGGAAAACACACAAATCCGCGCACAGCACAATGCTACATTCGGGAGAAACCTAAAGAAAAATGACGTTTAGTTTCGACAGAGTCCTAATCATGACGACGGGGATCGCACTCTCCGTCGTTGCAGCATGGTATTCAGTAACAGGTCTTACGACTATCTTTGCTGGAGCATATTGGGCTGTCGTTATTCTTGGCGGAACGCTAGAGTTTGGTAAGATCGTGCTTGCGTCTTGGCTTTACAGGAACTGGAGCCATGTTCCGTTTCTGATGAAGTCATATTTCACAATCGCGCTTCTTGTTCTTATGCTTATCACAAGCATGGGTATCTTCGGATTTCTTTCCAAAGCACACCTTGAACAAACAGCTCCTGCTGGAGACGTAGCTGCAAAGATAGAACGTATCGACGGATCACTCGCTCGCGAGCGTATGCGCGTCGCGCGAGGGGAACAGCAACTAGCGCAGATGGATAAAGCCATCGACGCTATCATCGAGCGTAACAATCGCGCCCAAACTGCTATGCAAGTTCGTACTCAGCAGAAAAAGGAACGAGATCAGATTGCAGCTGAGATGAAAGATGCTCAAGCAGCTATCGACAGATTGCTTGATGAGAAAGCTCCGCTCATGGCAAAAACACGAGCAATCAAACTAGAAGTTGGTCCTATTCGTTATGTGGCCGAAATGATATACGGAGAAGGTAACGAACGTGATCTAGAAGCGGCTATTCGTGCTATGATCTTGCTTCTTGTTCTTGTCGTTGATCCATTAGCTGTTCTCATGATTATCGCAGCCAGCAAGAATCTAAAGTTAGACGTAGACAGGATAGACGCTGTTACAACAGATGGGGATCTATGGGAATCAGTAGTTTTAGAAAAGAAGTCTTGACAACTATCAGCAAATATAGTAATATGATCATTGGAGGTGAAGTATGTCGCTCAAAGAAAAACTGATTAAGAATTCAACTATCGCATTTACAGCCACGCTCGAAGATTCCAAGATCTTCACAAAGAAAGATGTCGTTCCAACAACTGTGCCTATGATCAACGTTGCGTTGTCTGGCTCAGTGGACGGAGGACTTGTTCCTGGCATCACTATGTTAGCTGGTCCATCAAAGCATTTCAAAACTGGATTCGCATTGCTTATGGCTTCTGCGTTCCTTCGTAAGTATTCCGACGGTGTTATCCTTTTCTACGACTCAGAGTTTGGTACGCCGCAGTCATACTTTACTACATTTGGAATCCCATTCGATACCGTTGTTCATACGCCGATCATGGATGTCGAGCAGCTCAAGTTCGATATCATGAAACAGCTGACTGGTCTTGAGCGTGGCGAACACGTTATGATCGTCATCGACTCGATTGGTAATCTTGCTTCTAAGAAAGAAGTTGAAGATGCGCTCAACGAAAAGTCTGTTGCAGATATGTCTCGTGCGAAGCAGCTCAAGTCTCTGTTCCGTATGATCACTCCGTATCTGACGATGAAAGATATTCCTATGGTTGTTGTCAATCACACCTATAAGGAAATTGGTCTGTATCCTAAGGATATCGTTGGCGGTGGTACAGGTTCATACTATGGTTCAGACAACATTTGGATTCTGGGTCGTCAGCAAGATAAAGACTCTGATGGTATCCAGGGTTATCACTTTGTGATTAACGTGGAGAAGTCACGCTATGTCAAAGAAAAGTCTAAGATCCCTATTACTGTCAACTATGAGGGAGGTATCAATAGGTGGAGCGGTCTATTGGATGTTGCTATTGACGGTGGTTATATTGTCAAGCCTAAAGTCGGTTGGTATGCTAGAGTAGACAAAGAAACGGGAGAAGTCCTTGCTCCCAATATGAGAGCTGGCGATATTGTTGACAACGCTGAGTTCTGGAAAAAGATTTTCAAAGAAACCGATTTCGACAAGTTTATCAAGGAAAAGTATTCAATCGCGCACGGCGCAATTCTTTCGGAGGATAAGGAAGATGTTGATCAGTGAGTATTGGAGCGATGATAAGCTAAAACGAGCAGAAGTCCACAAGAGTGACGGGGATTATCACGTCGATTTCTACGAGAACGATGAATACGTTCTTACAGAAAAGTATATCAACAAGAGTCAAAGCTGGGCTGAAGCTGCTGCTGAAAACTACACGATGGGAATTAAGGTAATCCAAAATGGCAAACGTCGTTGAGAATCCAGTAGCGCCACATTATAAGCACATTGAACGAGCAGACATTCCTAACTTCGTTTGCATTCGCATCGAAGAAGGTGAATTCGAAGGTGTGGTATATCACTACGAAAACTTAAAGGTCAATGATGAAGCGGATGAGAATAACGATCCGCTTCTTCTCTTTAACTATCATATCGTAGAATCGTTTTGGGCTGACGGTATGTTCGAAGGTAAGATCAAAGATAACTTCGAACAGACTATCGCCTGTATTTTATATGATGTTCTATTAAATCAAGTAGGAAGGATTGGGAATGAAGATCGAACTGACGATTCTGAAGAATCTAGTTCATAACGAAGACTTCGCCCGCAAGACTCTACCATTTCTAAAAGAAGATTACTTCAGCGACTCGTCGGAGCGTATCGTTTATAAGCGTATCTCCGACTTCATGACGAAGTATAATTCGCGCCCAACTCGTGAAGCTATTGGGATTGAGATTGAGTCGAGCAATAATCTAAGCGAAGAAGAACACAAGCGTTCGATGGATCTTGTTCGTAACCTTGTTGAGCCAGAGCCTGTTACTATGGATTGGCTACTAGAGTCAACCGAAGCGTTCTGTCAGGAACGTGCTGTGTTCAATGCTGTGATGGATAGTATCGCTATCCTTGATGGCAAAGATCATAACAGAACTAAGAACTCTATCCCAGAGATCTTGTCTGAAGCTCTTGGTGTATCGTTCGATAGTCACATTGGTCACGACTTCATTGATGACTTTCAAGAACGCTACGACTTCTATCATCGCGTAGAAGAAAAGATGCCATTCGATATTGATCTGATGAACAAGATCACTCGCGGTGGACTATCTCGTAAGTCACTCAACATCATCCTTGCTGGTACTGGCGTTGGTAAAACACTTGCGATGTGTCACTTCGCAGCAGCTAATCTTGCTCTTGGTAAGAACGTTCTGTATATCACTATGGAAATGGCTGAGGAAAAGATCGCTGAACGTATCGACGCTAATCTGCTTAACATCCCATCTGAAGATATCAAACAGCTTCCGCATGAGTTGTTCGCAAACAAGATCTCGCGTTTGAAAGCAAAGACACAAGGTAAGCTGATCATCAAGGAGTATCCTACTGCTTCAGCTCACGTTGGTCATATCCGACATCTGTTGAACGAGCTTAATCTTAAGCGCAACTTTGTTCCTGATATCATCTACATCGACTATCTGAACATCTGCTGTTCGTCTCGTGTTAAGGCTGGATCAAACGTCAACAGCTATACCTACATCAAAGCTATTGCTGAAGAACTTCGTGGTCTTGCCGTCGAGCGTAATCTTCCGATTGTGTCTGCTACTCAGACAACTCGTTCTGGCTATTCTAACAATGATCCTGGACTTGAAGATACGTCTGAATCGTTCGGCTTGCCTGCTACAGCCGACTTCATGATCGCGCTCGTGCGTGATGAAGATATGGATGCTCGTGGACAACTGCTCATCAAACAGCTGAAAAACCGCTACAGCGATCCAGGCGAAAATAAGCGTTTCTTTGTGGGCGTCGATCGCGTCAAGATGCGTCTGTTCGATCTTGAGGAGTCTGCTCAGGAGGGACTTATCGACGATAGTCGCGGGGGCAAAACAAAGCGATCAGATGCCGTCATGGATAATACCAAGTTTGGGCAGGAAGATCGTGAGCGTAACAAGCCCAAGAATAAGTTCAGCAAGCTGAAATTTGGATAGGCTAAATAATACGTTCTTGACATTTAGATGCCATTAGAGTATGATAGTCCAATAAGCGAGGGAGGTGCTATGGTCCCAGAAGCATTGGAATACGCCAACAATACGGCGGATATTCATATTACTGGCGGAAACGCCCGTAAACGCAAACTCGTTAAGCAAGCCGCTAGATGGATGCTGGGTTATGCTTTAGGCACCCGTCTAGCAAATAACATCACTCTGAATATCAATCTAAAAGAAGATCTTAAAGAAACTCGTTTTTACGGTTCCGTTATTTGGGAAGATGCTAATCATCGACCTAGAGAGTATGAGATGGAGCTCTGCAACTATCTGAAAGATAGGATGCTATATAGAGTTCTAGCTCATGAAGTAGTTCACATTCGACAGTATGCGACAGGTGATCTCAAAGATCTTACCACTCATGCCGAATACTGTAAGTGGAAGAACAAAATGATTAAGGCTGATGGTCATGGAAAGGTCAACTACTTTAATCTGCCGTGGGAAATAGAAGCCAGACGCGATCAGGAATACATTCTAAGCGACTGGAAAAAAGCTCACGGATATCATTTCAAACAAAAGACTGGAGTAATGTATAGTGACTATGGTGATCTATAGTAAGGACAATTGTCCGTGGTGTGATCGTGCTAAAGAACTTATGACCAACAAAGGTCAGACTTATACTGAGTTCAAAATTGGTCGAGACATTACTCGCGAAGAATTTATGGAACAGTTCCCGAACGTGCGAACTGTTCCATATATCATTATCAACGAAGAAGTGACAGGCGGTTATGACGTTCTTCTTTCCCACTACAACTCGCTCGCGTAGCTTAGTGGCAAAAGCCGGCCGCTCATAACGGTCATATCGGGGGTTCGAGTCCCTCCGCGAGCACCAAAACCATAAATAGAAAATGCGCAATTTAATACTAGCAATGGTCTTATCCACCATCTTAGGTGGTTGCGTTCTCACTAATAGAGAACAAACGCATATAAGTAAGTCATATCATGTAAATGCGACTTGGTATATGCACGGCACTAAGACTGCCAACGGCGAGAAATTCAACCCAAACGGACTAACGGCTGCTCACAAGACACTTCCATTTGGAACGAACTTGCGAGTAACTAACCCAGACAACGGTAGATCCATTGTTGTTCGAGTTAATGATCGTGGTCCCTTTACGAAAGGCTTGGATCTAGACATTTCGCGAGGAGGTGCCCAAGAATTGGGATTCATAAAAAAGGGACGAGCTAAGTTGTTCGTCGAAGAGTTACCGTCTAGATATCATTTGAAATGAACGTCTTCCTTTCGTAGCGAAAGCAAAAATAGGAGATAGTATGAAATACTTAACAATCGTCGCAACAGCAATAATGCTGAGCGGTTGTGCTACAGCTCCCACGAATGTGGAGAATACACAATCTATTGCGAAACCTACACCAATGAAGTCTGAACCTAAGCGCAGAGTAAATCTTTCTCAGGCTGAGATACTCTGTAATCAAAGTTTGCTTCCAGGCAAAGAGAAGTATGCTTACTATTGTCAGTTCAGAAAACCACCCGTGGCATCTGTTCAGCCAAGTCCGTTAGATCCTAACGTGACTATATCAGATCACAGTAAATTCGTCGCGAAATCACAGAAAACATCTACACCTAAAGAAAACATCGTGACGGCGTCACGTGATGAAGATGATTCTGGCGCGGCATTCTTCAGAAAACAATCTTCCTTTGAGCAATCTACATTCAGTCTGTTCAGTAACAACGGAATGCAGAAACCTGTTGCTGTTGCAAAGAACTGGGAAGGTAAACATGCTGTTCGTAATAGAAAGGAACTCAAGCAGGCTCTCAACGTAGATCCTCTGTCAGTTGCTTGGTGCGCAGCATTTGTTAATACAATTCTAAAACAAGCTGGATTCGAAGGCACAGGTTCGCTCCAAGCTCGTAGTTTCCTCCATTACGGAAATATCACTAAGCAACCCGAATACGGCGACATCGTTGTGTTTTCGCGCGGCCGTAATCAGTTTGCTGGACACGTAGGTTTCTATGTTGGAGAAGAGGTCATAGAAGGTGTTCGCTATATCCTAGTTCTTGGAGGTAATCAACGCAAAGAAGTTAATGTTGCATACTACGCAGCAAACTATGTGTTGGGCTATCGCAGAATTGTCTAATGACTAAGGAGGTGCTTTTTTGTCATTAGTCAGGGGAGGGCAATAACGCCCTCCCCTTTTGATTTAATAAATAGTCTCAAGCAAAGGAGACTGCAATGGCAAAAGCAACAGGCGG